AAACAAAAGGAGATAGTGCAATGTTTAAACGTATATATGATTTTATAAAAGAAGCAAACGAAAAACGAGTAGCATACTGGCAGCTAAACAATATGTCAGACAAAGCTCTCAAGGATATGGGAATAAGCCGTGGCGAAATCTACGACAAAATCTACGGTCAACAAGGCGGGTAATTATACCAAACCCACTATGCGTAAAAGACTTTTTGAAAAGATTAAAGCTGGCAGTAAAGGTGGTAAAGCTGGACAGTGGTCAGCACGTAAAGCTCAAATGCTTGCCAAGGAATATGAAGCTAAAGGCGGGGGCTATAAATAATGGCCCTTGCTAAATCACAACAAAGTTTAAAAGCTTGGACCAAGCAAAAGTGGAGAACTAAAAGTGGTAAGCCTAGTGCTAAAACGGGAGAACGTTATCTCCCTACTGCTGCTATTAAGTCTCTCAGCCCTTCTGAGTATGCAGCAACTTCACGAGCCAAACGAGAAGGCACGAAGGCAGGTAAGCAGTTTGTGGCTCAACCTAAAAAGATTGCAAAAAAGACCGCTAGATTTAGAAGGACTTAAACCATGAATGTAAGTTTAGGGCTACTAGATTACTTACCATTACCACAAATGCCATTTGATAAAGTAAAGCCACTAGAGCTTACAGCAAAACAAAAAGTAGTAGAAACTTCAAAAACAGCAGTGGAACGAAAAGCAGATAAGTATAGGTATGAGGATGTATATGCATACCACCCACACAATGGAAACAAACTGTATCCTAAACAGGGACGTAATGTAGACTTTGTAGTGTGGTAGAAAGGAAAGCAATATGGCAAGTACAATTATTGATAACTATAAAGTATTTCCACGACTCATGATGCTTGTAGTAACTATTTTGACGTATCAGTCAGTTCACTGGTATATGTCACTTCCTGACCCTAGTAATGGACAAGCAGGGTTAGTATCAGTTTGCATGGGTGCACTAACAGGTTGTTTTGGTATTTGGATGAACAAAGAAGCCAAGACTGATCGTGGTACAAGTTAATGTATATTATTGTTCTAATCCTTTTTCTAGGTGGTAATCATCAGGTAGGTTCAAATCAAATACTGTACGCAAATGAAGAAATGTGTGAGGCAGATAGAGCAGTAATGGTTCAAAAGCTAGAGCAAACTAAACCTACTCCAGATGCTTTTGCAATTACTAAATGTATAGAGATGTCTTTCGAAAATAAATCAAAAGGAATAGCCTTATGATCCAAGCATTGATAGGACCAATAACTCAACTGGCAGGAACGTGGTTAAATGGAAAAGTTGAAACCAAAGCTGCAGAAACTAAAGCACGTGTTGCTAAGTCTGAAGCTGAAGCACAGATTATGCTCTCTCGTGCAACGAGTGAAGCAGACTGGGAAAAAATTATGGCTCAAGGCAGCCAGAATAGTTGGAAAGACGAATGGCTAACTATACTCTTTAGTATACCACTTATACTTGTATTTACAGGAGATTGGGGTAGAGAGGTAGTTGCTAATGGATTTACAGCCCTTGAGACTATGCCAGATTGGTATCAATATACTTTGGGTGTAATTGTTGCTGCCAGCTTTGGGGTAAGATCCGCTACTAAACTTTTTGGGAAAAAATAATGGCATTTAAACTAAGCAAACGATCACTAGATAAACTGGAGGGTGTTCACCCTGACATGGTAGCTACAGTTAAACGTGCTATTGAATTGACTACAGTAGACTTTGGTGTGACCTATGGTGTACGCACATTAGAAGAGCAGGAAAAACTGTATGCTTCAGGACGTTCACAAACTATGAACTCTAAGCATTTGATTCAGGACACAGGCTATAGCCATGCTGTAGACCTTGTTGCGTATGATGGGTCAAATGTAGTTTGGGAATTAAATGTTTACGATAACATTGCAGATGCAATGGCAGAGGCGGCTAATGAGATAGGTTGTCCTATTAAGTGGGGAGCAGCTTGGTCAGTAGGAGATATTACCAAGTACGTAGGTACTATGGAAGATGCAATGAATGAATACATTGATTTGCGTAGATCCCAAGGCCGTAGACCATTTATTGATGGCCCACATTTTGAGATGATGTAAAATGGCTAGACAATTAACAGAACAACAACAAAAGTTTTTAGATGTCTTGTTTGACGAAGCAGCAGGTAGTGTAGTAGAAGCTAAAAAACTTGCTGGTTATTCTGCTGGTACATCTACAACCCAAGTAGTAAATAGTTTAAAAGAAGAAATACTGGATGCTACACATATGTATATGTCACGTAATGCACCTCGTGCTGCAGTTGCAATGGTAGGTGCTCTAATGGACCCAACAGAATTAGGCATACGTGATAAAATGCAAGCAGCAAAAGAATTACTTGATCGTACTGGTCTAGTAAAAACAGAGAAGATGCAAGTAGAAGCAAAGGGTGGTGTGATGATAATGCCACCTAAACAGGTAGAAGAAGATTGATTAAAACTGGCGTTTGGAAGTTACCTCAACCAACCGACTTACAAGAAGATAATGAGTGGATAGAAATTCCACGAATCGCACGAACTGTCCCGTTTGGCTACGAACTACATCCTGATGATAGTGAAGTCCTAGTACCAATACCCGACGAGCTAGACAAGCTACAACAGGCTAAGAAGTATCTAAAGCAATATTCATATCGTGAAGTTGCTAATTGGTTATCCAGAAACACAGGTAGATACATATCACACGTAGGATTAAAGAAACGGTTAGATAATGAAAGAAGACGGTACAACCAAGCTAGAAGCCTACGCAGATGGGCAGACTATGCAAAAAAGGCAATCGCCAAGGCGGAAGCCCTCGAAACCAAAAGGCTCAACAGCAAAAACAACGCAGAAGAAACAGACAGCAACACCAGCGCAGCCTAAACCTATAGTTACAGAACTGCCAATGGAAGAACAACACAATGTTGTTTTTAAACCAAATGCTGGCCCCCAGACAGACTTTCTTGCTGCAGGTGAACGTGAAGTGTTGTATGGTGGCTCTGCTGGTGGTGGTAAGTCATACGCAATGTTAGCTGATCCTTTGCGGTTCATGGGACATCCAGCTTTCTCAGGACTATTGTTGCGTCACACAACAGAAGAACTTAGGGAACTTATATTTAAATCACAAGAAATGTACCCTAAGATATGGCCTGGAATTAAATGGTCAGAACGTAAGATGCAGTGGACTGCGCCCTCTGGTGCAAGATTATGGATGTCCTACCTAGATAGGGAAGATGACGTCCTGCGTTACCAAGGTCTGGCATTTAGCTGGATAGGCTTTGACGAGTTGACACAATGGCCTACACCATTTGCATGGAATTATATGCGATCTCGTCTACGGTCCACTGCACCTGATCTACCAGTATATATGAGGGCTACTACCAACCCAGGAGGTAGGGGTCATCATTGGGTCAAGAAAATGTTTATTGATCCTGCACCACATGGAAAGGCGTTTGATGCTACCGATATTGAAACAACTGAAGTCTTACGTTATCCTGCAGGACACGCAAAAGCTGGCAAGCCTTTATTCAAACGTAGGTTCATACCTGCCCGTCTTACCGACAATCCTTACCTAGCTGAACAAGGTGACTATGAAGCAATGCTTCTGTCACTACCAGAGCAACAACGTAGACAGCTACTGGAAGGTGATTGGGATATTAAAGAAGGTGCAGCCTTTACAGAGTTTGATAGAAAAATACATGTAGTAGAACCATTTTACATTCCTAGTAATTGGGTTAAGTTTAGAGCATGTGACTATGGGTACGGAAGTAAATCAGGTGTTGTATGGTTTGCTGTAGCTCCAAATGAACAGTTAATTGTTTACAGGGAATTATATGTATCAAAAGTACTAGCAACAGATTTAGCTGATATGGTACTTGACTTAGAAGCTGAAGATGGTAACATTAAGTATGGAGTTCTTGACTCTAGTTTGTGGCATAAACGTGGTGATACTGGACCTAGCCTAGCAGAACAAATGATACAACGTGGATGTAGATGGCGTCCGTCTGATAGATCAAAAGGTTCACGAGTAGCAGGTAAAAACGAAATACACAGACGTTTACAAGTAGATGAGTTTACAGAAGAACCAAGAATTGTATTTTTTAATAGCTGTACAAATTTAATTGCACAATTACCTGCATTACCTATTGATAAAAGAAACCCAGAAGATATTGACACAACTGCAGAAGACCACTTGTACGATGCATTGAGATACGGTATAATGTCAAGACCACGATTTAGTGTATTTGATTATGACCCGTATGGAAGAACCTCAACAGGAATGCGAATAGCTGACGCTACCTTTGGATATTAGGAACAATCATGGCAGAAGAAAACGAAGGCTTTATTGAAGATGATGCAATTGCCTTAGCAGATGCAGAAGATTCTATTGTAGAAGATGCCGATACAAATAAAATTATTCCATTTGTAATGGAACGATACCATCGTGCAGAAGACTACCGTAATCAGGATGAAGAACGGTGGCTAAGAGCCTATCGTAACTATCGTGGTTTGTATGGCCCAGATGTTCAATTTACTGAAGCAGAAAAATCAAGAGTATTTATTAAAGTAACTAAAACGAAAACACTTGCAGCGTATGGTCAAATTGTAGATGTATTGTTTGCAGGTCAAAAATTTCCATTGACAATTGATCCGACAGAACTTCCTGACGGTGTAGTTGCAGATGTAAACTTTGATCCTAAAGAGCCAGAGCAGCTAAAACAATCTGAACTAGGACAGGAAGTAAGTCCGTATGGATATGCTGGGGATGGAAAAGATCTACCTGCAGGTGCTACAGCTAAAACTCTTTTAGAGAGTCTTGGACCTCTTAAAGATAAGTTAGAAAATATTAATGGTGTTCGTGAGGGTGTAGGTAAAACACCAACTGCAATTACGTTTAGCCCAGCTATGATAGCTGCTAAAATGATGCAAAAGAAAATACATGACCAGTTAGAAGAATCTAGTGCAAGTAAACATTTACGTAGTACAGCATTTGAAATGGCTTTGTTTGGTACTGGCGTAATGAAAGGCCCATTTGCCGTAGATAAAGAGTACCCTAATTGGAATGAAGATGGTGAATATGCACCTCTTATGAAAACAATTCCACAGGTTTCTCATGTGTCTGTTTGGAATTTTTATCCAGA